ATGTAATCGGCATCAATAATGCCAAACTTCATTTTTGAGATTGTTGGTAGTTTTGCCATTACTAAGTCGAGAACCTTGGCAAGCCCACAAATGTATGCATTAAGAATGGCTGTTTCCAATACACCTCAGAAGCGTGGTACGACTCATAAGTGTGTGTCCCAATCGTTTTGGATGGTATCACCGCACCCTGCGGGTCAGTTTTTGCAACTTGTTCTGCATGAAAGGTTGTATCGTCAACTGAAAAGTTGTGGGTGATGTTCCAAAATCCACTCGAAGAATCAAGTGCCCATGAAAAGCCAAGGTATAAAATCGAACCAATTGCACCACCCTCATAAACTTCAAGATTGCGAGTACCCGCTACCTTTGAAAAAAAACCCACGTTTGGAAAACGATACATTTTTTCCGTCACTGTGAATCGGCGGTCAACATCCACAACTGAAGTTGGAGTGCCACCAACGTCAATGGGAAATCCACCAATGTCTGTGTCTGGTGGCTTTTCTTCATTTGTTCCTGTCGTATGAATCCTGTACACCGATTTTGTTGTGGCTGATGTTGTCCCTTGTGTTGTTACATAAGTAAGCGGATCGCCATCACTGTCATTCCCGCCAGACGCACTTGGTGCGGTCGAATATGTCAGCGTGAAAGTCCATAGACCCGTATCGCCTTCGGCGTGTACCCAACTTTTCTGCCCATAATAGGTTGCAATAGCAGATACAAAAGCATTTGTGTCATAATCCCAGACCGTGCCAAGAACAACCGTATCACCAATTGGAACGCCCGTCACAGAAGAATCCATCAACAACATTGCCGCAGCCAAAGTTCCAGAGTCACTTCCTGTCTTTACATCAAAAACTCTTGTGACAGTTCTTGAACCTGTCGGGTCTATTGAACCAGTTTGTGTTCCAGAGAGTCTTTCGGTTACAAATGTCATGTTTCGCCTTTTTGCATATTACGCCTGTGCAGGAATGATACTGTTATTTCCACCGCCTGTTGTGATTGCGTGTGCAACCTTTTCATTTGAATCTGCAATTCGTTGCAAGAGTCCTGTTTGTTTTTTTGTTTCAATATCGCCAGAAGCAACGGTGAATCCTCCGACCGCAGTTGAAATTGAAGCCGTGCCACCGCCACCGACATTACTACCGCTACCACCAGACGTTCCTATTTCTATCAACCGCATCTGTTCAATGATGTCACTTTGTGCCTCGGTCGCATTCTCTTTCATTTTTCGATAACGCGATTCAATCGCCAGCATTCTTGCTTTTTCTTCGTCGCCCGCTTGTTTTGCCAGCATGATGTTCAACTGCGTTTCAAGGTCAAGCGTTTTGTCTACTATAAGTTTTGCATCTCTAATATCGTTTTCCGCTTTTCTATCTGCTTCTCTTTTATCTGCCTCCGCTTTTTCTTCTCTGGCTTTTCTTTCTATTGTTGCTTGCTTTTCAAGACTAATAGCAAGTCTGTTTTCTTTTTGCAGAGTTTCATAGTCAAAAAATCGTAGTGTTTCTCGCGCCGCATCTTCTGCCGCTTCTCTTTCCAAATCTCTTGTCATACTAGCAATTTGCTTTTGCAACTGTGTTTCAAGTTGTAACCTTTGTATTGCCCTACGTCGCTGTGCCGACTCTATTTTGCTTGACCTAGTGGGTAGAACCTCAAGAGATGCAATCCTAGTAAGTTGTTTTTGAACTTCAAGCCGTCTTTCCATTGACGTAACAACAGACTTGTCGCCCATTATTTGGTTTATTTCTCTTGAAGTTATTGCAAGTTGTCTTTGAGCTTCTGCCGCTTCTCTTTCTGCACCAGCAACATCAATAAACAGACCCGCCAATCCTTCTGCGGTTTTTATCAAATCACTAATAATAGGAATACCAGCATTGCCGAATGCCAAAATACTTCCACCAACTTTTCCTGCGGCAGATGACCCTTCCTCGCCCCACACAACCATTGCATCTTTCAGCCCACGCATAGCACTTGTAGCGACCCTTGCCGCAGTAGTATAAACAGATACTTTGCTCGACAGTTCAACCCAAGACTGTTTGAAACTCTTTCCCAGTTTTGCTTGCTGTCCCTCAAGTCTTGCGACAGTTTTCTTGAACTCCGCTTCGGCTTGTGTAAGACCCTTGCGAAGCTCTGCAACCTCGGCTTCAATTGATACAACAATTTTTCCAATACTATCAGCCATCGCTAGTCCTCAAAAGAATCCGCCTCTGCTACAAACTCAACATAATCTCTGTCGCTCATTGTTGACCCTCCAGTGAGTTGTTGAACATAACCAATTCTACCAAGTAAAATCAAGAACAAATCAATAGGCAAATCAAGGGGGTTACCAAAGCCAGCAAAATAATGAGAAACCAACGCTGATTCAGTCACCCATCGTGGTTTTCTTTCGTCCTCTTTTTTTTTGTTTTTGAGTCGTTTTTCCCAATTTCTGCTCCAAGTAAATCAAGTGCAATTCGCATTCCTTCTTCGGCAGAGCCATTAAAATTGTCTGGCAACCCATTTGCATTTTCGGCGTTCTTGCCTTTTGCACCCGTTGCAATTATTTCGAGCGACCCTTGTAGACTAATTGCGTAATGCACCAATTCACTCATTAGACCTCTTTTGCCGTCGTGATCTTGAAGTGCCTTCATGCGGTCTGCGGAATCAACTTCTGCATCTTTCATGTCTTGCAATAATCTTTTGCGATGTTCTGACCACAAGGAATCGCCAACCGCAATCATTTGTCGTGGACTCAGCCGTTCGAGCCACGCTGAACCATCCGTCGTGGCAACCTCAATTCGTTCGTGCTTCATTCAAGGAGCATACCACAAAAATCAATTATGGGGTTACGTCCCATGCCTCTGTCGGCGCGCCAATGAATGAAAAATCAAAAGATACAGTCGTGTCACCTGTTTTGCTAGTCCCCAACGATACTCCGCTTACTGCAACATCACCAGTATATGTGCAACCCGTTGCCGCCGTCAGTACAACTGCTGGCTCAACACTACTCGCAAAATCGGTGGCGGCAAGTTTTGGGCTTGTGTCCGCCGCATCGTATTGAAGATAGCCAGCAACACTTCCAGTATATGTCGGAATGCCTCCGCGAAATGTCGATGCTGTGTCAGTGAATGCGGTCACATCATTGACAACACGACTGATATTCATAGTCCATGCGTTGATGACTATGTTGTGCGTTGCTATTGTTGCCGCGCCTTCATTTCCAATTATTCGTTTTGCCATTTGTCTTTTTCCTTAACTTGTTGAGGTTGATTCTATCGAATATATTGATTCGCTTGAAATGATTTCTTCAAAAACTGTTCGCCTGTCTCGGTCGAGTACCACGACCACTCCCCTATCATAGCCAGTGGGTGCAAGTGTCGCATCACTCAGTGTATCATATAACTTATCTTCTATTGTGCCGATTGCGGCAGAGCCGAGGCGACGATGCCCATACAACGTGACCATCAATTGTGATTTGATAATGATGTTCCCATTGTACAACCCTTGCACGGGTGATGAAGTGACTTCGTACACCAGCAACGGCAAGTCCACATCGTCTTTTCCCTCAAGTTCATATATTCTGCCACCTAGCAAATCGTACAAAGAACCTGCCGACGTATCCGCCGTTAGTTTTGTGTACAGTGCTGTTTTTATTGCTTGACTCATATTAAAAACCTATGTAGGAAAAATACCTTTTGATGCAACTTTTACTAATCGTTTTGGGTCAAGTCGTTTTTTTATTAGAGACAATGTTCGCTGATACCAGTAAAGACTGCTGTTCATGTAGTTTCTTCTGCCCGCGCCTCCACGAATTACCAAATCCAATGCATACCCAACTTTCGTGTGAACACCTGCAATATACCTTGTTGGTGTCCTTTTTGATTTTGTAACTGAGTGCCAAGAGCGAGCAAGCGTTCCCGTTCTATTGAATGGGATGTCTGAACCTTTTGGTGACGGTGGCGGTGATTTTCCAGTTGTCGCCAATACATCAGATAGTCCTCGCCTTAAAATGTTCGATGACCTGACCAGTTCCCTGTCAATCGCATCAAAAAACTTGCGTTCAAATTGTTCGCCTTGCCAATCTGAAATGACACCCATTATTCAACCTCCACCAAATCGACAATCCTTTTTTGCATGTGGTTGTCTTTATGTAGCATCAGCGACCGTCTTGAGCCAGTGACC